GGAAGTCCAGGGACGCAGCCTGGGCGGCGCCAGCTGCTTTCTGTGCGCTTGCTGCTGCGAACTTAGCCACTTTGCACGCTCGTTACTTCGTTGACCGCTAGATCCGGGGCCACGCCGAGGATGGTGCAGGGCCCGGTGGTGCCCTTAAGGACCAGCCTGCCGTCAGGATCGAAGGCTGTGTCGTCCAGGGATAGGTCCACCTCGCCGGTGAACAATGGCACCTGGCCTTCCGAAATGGTATCCCTGAGATTCAGTACGGTGAACGATCCTTGCCCGTCGGCATCCAAAACACCGACCTTGATCGAGCCCTCCATGGTTTCCATTAGAACAAGCGTTGCGTCTTGCATCGTCTTAAACTCGGAGACCGATGTTCCTTGCTGGGAGCCGAAAGCGATGCGCAGAGACTGCCATTTGTGTTCGTACCCCAGACCGATGTGGAAAACGCTGGCGCCGGTTGACGGCGTGATCGTGCCGCTTGATACCGTTTTATCGTCCTGCCACGCACCATCACCGTACACCTTGACCACCTCGCCCTCGAGATGGTCGAGGCCACTGACGGTCGTTGCCACTTCCCTGGTCTCGCCGCCGGATCCATAGGCCGTGAACTCGGATGCGTCCAAATCAGCGCCGTCAACGTCGGTCAACTCATATGTGTTTGTGGTTTTGTTCGCGACCTTAAACAATTTGCCGTTTACGCCGGTTTCCAGGATCGCATTATTCTCGGAATCCAGGGATCCGGTGTCCTTCTGGAAGCCTTTGACACCGACGACGCGGATGGTTTCGCCGTTCGTCCTAGTGTGTGCGGCGCTGGTGACAACCGCCGGATCGGCGGCGGTGATGCCGGTGATGGTCTCCACCACGCCCCCGACGCCGTTCAGCGTTAGGCCGGCATCGACCTGGAAGGCGGTTTCCTGGAGATCCTCCTGATCATCATGTAGTTTTTCAAACACCTCGATCCAGCGTACCGTCGCGTTGTTGACCGTCCGCTTTACTGACACCCACACCTCATCCCGGCCGCTCGAGTCCAGGTATTGCCCGGAACCATCGTTGCCGGGGATGGTGGTAACGGATTCCACGACAGCGTCACCGCCGCCGAACCCGCCGCCGAGGATCTGGCGAGCCCAGCCGACCACCTTCTGGTCAGGCTGATAGGTGAGCGTCGGCACCTGGCCGTCGTCACGCACCGACCAGATGACGGAATCCGGTTGCGCCTGGTAGGCGAGTTGGTTGGCGCCGCCCTTGTAGACACGGTCGTTCAGCACTGACAGGTCGAAACTGTCGAAGCCGGTTACGCCGGTCTCGAGCAAGGAGTCGGTGAACTCTTGCAGCTTGCGCTTGGCGCGCTGGATGTAAAGCAACCGGCTCTTGGCCTCGACCGGCTGGATCTTCGCAACACCGACCGATGTTTCAAGCTCTGGTGCTACGCCGTCTGTCGCCAAAAGCGTTTGGCCGGAGCCACCCGATCTGACAACCCATTCGCCGCCGATCGTGCCGATGATCGGGGATCGCCTAGTCGCCATCCACTGGATGGTGTTCACCCTCAGAGCCGCGAACCGAAAGTTGATCGAACTGGACGCCTCGACTGTGGCGTCGGCGATCGTATCCGCGAAGCCCACCAGGTCACCGGATTCGGAGAGCCAGAACTTTTGCTGTTCAGAAAGGGTCGCCGCAAAGCCGAGACGGTTCTGAATAAAACCGACAGCAGACGGCCAACCGCGAGCGTCTGACCATTCACCGAGGCGCCAACTGGTGGTGGCAGTGGTTGCAGAAGCATCGGGGCCCAGCATGTCACAAACGGCGACCGTCGTGGAGGTAATGGAGACAATTTGCAGCCACGTCCAATTATTGGCAGCATCTTTCCAGCGTATCAGGCGGCCGACATCCGTCGACTGCCAGCCTGTGTTGTCGTTAATGCCGTCGATGACAGACGCGGTCACGTTGATCCCGAGGCCAGATGTTGCGCTCAACAGCAGCGTCGTGGCGGTCGTATTCTCATCCATGAAGGGGCCGTCCTCGAACAGCACCTTGACAAGGGACCAGGTGGTGTGACCGAGGCGCTCGAGACGATACGGTCGGATGGTGGAGTCGCCGGTGGTGAAGTAAATTACGTCCGCCGACTGCGCAAACCCCATGTCCGGATGATCAGTCACGGACCACGGCGTGGTGATCTCCAAAGCCTGGTTGCTCAAGATCGACACGTTGTCGATCTGCACATCCTTGTTGGCGACAGAGCCGCGATTGCGGAACTGGACGTAGAAGGGTGAGGAGGAGGGAGTAAACGCGACGACGTGCCAGCCGACCTTCTTTGTCACCGGGCCGAAGGTCTGCGCCCCTGATGCACCCGTGCCGACCTGGAACTCGATCTCATCGCCGGGATCCCCGACCACCTCGAAGGCGATGACGTGTTCGGTGCCAGCGGTGGCGGTCGTGATGTCCTGCTCTGCCCATCCTATATCATTAGCCGCCGTGCCGTTGGTCTCTAGCGTTAGCCGATCGTTGGTCGCGTCGTGGCTAATCTGGTTTCCGCCACCCCCGGTTGATCGGTCATCCCATCCAGTGATGTTGTCCGGGAAGGTGCCGTTGGATACTGAGGCGGTCGTGGTGGCGACCGTGATTTGTCCCTGGTTGCGGTAAAACCGCATGGCAAGTTCGCCTTGCTCGAGGATGTACGCCTGGATGGTGGAGAACACAAACGGGTGCAGCCAGGCGCGGACTGATGCCGACTTCGCCGCGGCTATGTACCTGGTCCCCGGCCGGCGTGCCATGCCGCCTTGCGGAAGAATAACGAAGTTTTCGACGATGGACCCTGCGTTTCGATAGGTGTCGAAAGAGACGCGCCCCTCCATGCGACGGCCGAACTCGCCTGCGTTGAAGGCTTCCTGGAGCGGATGAACAGCGATAGCCATAGGTGCGACCTATCAAGTCGGTTCAGCTGGCGTGGTGTCCTGGTCCCAATCACTGCCCCAGCGCGACGTCACCCAGTCCGATTCCGGTATTTGCTCTGGGCGGTCCTGGAGGGAATCAACTGACTTGGCGGTGGGAAGGCTTTCCTGGATAAACTCATCGTACAGCCTCTGCCGAAGGCCGGCGTCGTTGGTCAGTGAGACCGCCACCTGGGAAGCGAGCAGTTTGGCAAAGGCCGATCGGAACGTCGGCGTCATAAGGTTTGGATCGCTAACACGATAGACGTACCGGAGATATACGCTAGTCGCGTCGGTGCGTAGAACGCCCTCCTCGATCACATGCGCATCATCGATTCCGCCGCGTTCATCGGAGTTATCGAAGGCGCGTATTATTCTGATGAAATCGTTTGGCAGCTGATATTGGTAGAGCCACCCGAAGGCCGGCTCTTCCGTCATCCTCGCCAGCTGCACTCGTCGTGTCGCGAAGTTCCACTTGTGCATCTCGAGCAGTTCTGCGAGCTTGTCCTCGTACACCTCATCGAACGCGCTGGCTTCCTTGGAATTAGCTTGGTCGAGACCCGTTACGCGCTTCGACACCTTCATCTGTTGGAGCGCGGTGTTCAGAATGCCGGCGATGGTAGCCATGAGGCTCTCCGTTAGTTGTTAGGCCGCGACCGGCACCTTGGCTGGCACCGGAATCTTCCCGTCCAGAATCGCCTGCGCCGCTTTCTTCCCGCCGTCTGCCCGCTCGATTTCGCAGATGACGTTTTCGTTTTCGTCTAGCACCTGGTAGGTGCCGTGCGACTTGTGCTTGATGGCGTGGGGTTCGCCTAGCTCCACGCTCGGGTTCATCGGAGCCGATTCTGTCTCAGGCATCACTTCCTCGGCCGCGACTACATCCGGCTCGGGTGTGGTCTCCGGCCGAGGCGCCACCACGTTGACGACGTTGGCCTGGTGGACGATCGGTCCTGGCATGGGCGGCGGCGCCTTCTTCTCTTCCTCGGTCTTCTCCGGCGGCGGTGCGCTGATCTTGCGGATCGGCGAGTCGAGACTGAGCGTTGCGCCGTGCTCCGTCGCGATGACGACGGTGGTGTCGACGTAGGCCGCCACGCGGAAGCGGCTGATCTGCTGGGCGCTGTTCATCGCCTGGGCCGATTCTGGAATCCACACCTGGATTATGCGGAGGGAATCGCCGACGCGCAGTTGGTCATTCGGCTGGCCGCGACAAAGGTTGTTCCAGAAGCCGGGCTGGAGCATTGCTTCGATTTCACGACTATCATAGTAGGTGTGGGCCTGCCCGAACTGGACGTGGGTGCCCATCATCATGTGCTGGGGTATGCATCTAGTCGGAGTTGACATGGGTTTCTCCTCGGTTGGTCGGTGCCGATGTTAGCACCACGGATTTACGTTTGTCATTGTTGCAGATGTGCCCGCTCCGCGAAAACACGAAGACGCTTGTAGTGCTGGGCATCCTGGGAGAGGCCGCCGCGGAACGTCCCGTCGGGATTAAGTGCGTACCAGGACGGGTAGGCGGCGCACTCAAACACGGTGGTGGCGAACCTATCCTCGGCGAACTCGGCGGCGCATGCTTTCGCAAT